GAATGCCCATGTTATATCTGTGCTAATAGTGTATGCGGTTGTTAAATTTCCTGAGTCAATACCAAATTTTAATTCTCCCAAATCAGCATCATATAAAATTTTAACTATGCTCCCGCTTGAAATGGCGCTAAGATATTCAACATAAACACTATTTGAAACTTTTTCTCCATCTGGAGCTAACGCATAAGAACCTGCTGAACCGAATCCATCCCCTCCAGGCCACAAAGCACCCGAAGCAGGAACTATCGGTTTAGAAATATCAATAACTCCCATTGATCTGTTAGCACCACTTACCACTTCTAAATACCATTTCCCCGTTTTTGGATATGAAATATTAGATCTAACACTGTGACCCAAAACGCCAGACCAAGTTGGATTCAAATTACCGTCTGATAAAGATACTTCCGAACCTTTATCTAATGGATTCAACGTAGCAAAATTATTCGTTGGACTGTCAAATACAAGGTCGTGATTACTAAATGCCATTTTTATTTTCTCCTAGTTTTGTTCTTTTAGTTTGCAGTCCAGTGATTACCTCTACCAGAGACATCATTGATTTGTGTGATTGTTGTTCCGTTGTATACTATGCTTGCAGGACTGAAGTCAAGATGGAATCCGTTTGTGCCGTAAATACCCGTGCCAGTTCCGTGAGTATCTGAATCTGTTATTGTTGGTCCTGTTGGGCTTGTACCGTCATATACTTTTGGAATCCAAATTCCTTGATTGGTTTCTCCAAAATATGATTCGTCTAGTGCTGCGCCGTCAATCAATTGGATTTTTGCCATGTAGCCGTTGAAATCAGTCACGGATCTAACACCAATGCGATGACTATTTGTTGAATTTATCCAAGTGTCGTAATATTGTGACGGATATGTAGATGTTCCAAACTCAGTTACTTGGGACCCATTGATATAAAGTTTAATTTGAGAGGTTGGTTGGGTTGTGTCAACAGCAACAATAATATGATACCAAGCAGATGTATCACGAAAAAATTGAGTAGTAATTAAACGGTAGCTAAGTGCTTGATTATTTTCAGATGCAATCTCTAAATTATCTCCATTACCTGAAGAAGAAGAAAAAGATATTGTTTCTAGATTATCGTTATTGGCACCAAAAGAAGTTCCGGCAGAGAATATGCCATTATTTACGGAAGTTGTTGTCCGATTAACCCAACCACTCCAAGTCCAAGTATTACGATCACCTTCTGTAGTAGGACTCCTACTCAAATAACTACCCCCATCAAACCGTAATGACTGGTCAACCGAATAAGTGTAGAAGCCAGAAGATGCAACTGTAATGGTGTAAACACGATTATCAGTTTTTACATTACCAGTTTCGGCAGAAGTAGCAGTTGCCACAACTGTGAAATTATAATCAGCAGGTGTAACAGCACTCAAATCAGCTGTTCCGGAAATTGCTCCGGTTGATGAATTAATTGCCAAATTAGCAAGTTCGGTTGCCACATTGGTAAGAGAATATGTAATAGTATCATCAGGGTCAACTGGATTGGCATCAAGAGTTGTAGTTGTAAGAGTTGAATAATCTTGGCTTGCTGCTGTATTTAATGATCCAACTGATCCAGATGCTTGATTAAATGTTGGAGTTGGAGCATATTCAAATGTGTCAGCAAGAGTATCTTCTTTAGAATATCCACTTACTGGATTTGTAACTTTCAAGTCAAATCTTTCATCTCCAGAAACTTGTCCCACTGTTTCAATTGCAGTTGCCATGGCAGCAGTTGTTTGGAATCTGATTTGCGTAGCCGAATCAAAAGTCACAGATGATGCCACATATGGTGTGCTGTCGGGTGCCAACAAAGTAACAGTTGGAGCATCTTTAAATCCTGTTCCTGTTACTGTGATTTCTGTTCCAGATTGTGAAATATAATCTTGGTCAACACTGGTAACAGTTGGAGCAGAAACATTACCTTCCAAGGTAATTACAAAATCTCTTGTATCTGTTTTTGTATCACTTGTTTCAGCTGATGTTGCAGTAGCAGTAACCGTAAATGTATAACCAGTAGAAGTATCATCGGCAGGAAATCCATTTGTTGGAATTCCACCTTCCAATGCACCTGTAGTTGAATTAATTGTCAATCCAGTAAGTTCTGTTGGAAGTGTAGTAATTGCATAGGTAATTGTGTCATCAGGATCAAGAGAAACGGCAGAAATGGTCACACCAAGATCAGCAAATGCATCAGCATTTGGATCATTTGTTGTAGCTGTTACAAGTCCGAGAGGACTTGCATTTGAAGTCTGGAATGTTGGAGTTGGAGCATATTCAAGAGCATCAGAATTAATAACAAATGAACCATTAGAATTGATAATTTTGACATCAAATGGATCTTCTCCAGGTGTTTGACCAGAAGTAATAACACCAGCAGGAATATCAAAAGTTATTTGATTTGAACTTACATAAACCACATTATCTGCTGTGTATTCTGTTGAACCAATTGTATCAATAAGAACAACACTTACACCTTCCATGAATCCAGTACCATTTACTGTAATAGTATCTCCAGCAGTCTGGAACCATGCTTCATCAGCTTCATTCAATATACCACCAACATTAATTGTTGGAGTTGATGGAAGAAGTGCTTTTACAGTGTTCTCATTTGCAGCATCGGTTACAACCCAACCTTGTGTTGAATCTACATAAACCAGCTGTGCACCACCTCTACTGGCACCAATATCTTTGTAATCAGTAGAACCATTAATTTTTGAACCATTTGGATTAATCTGAATGCGATTAGTATAGAAACCATTTGCATCAGTTCCTGTTCTGCTATTTGTTCCAGCATAGTCAACAAGTGAAACATAATCACCTGCCGAAGGAGAAGCAGGAAGTGTTACTGTTACCACTCCCAAAGTTGTATCTACAAAATATCCATTGGAAGAAACAGCAGTAAAACTTGAAGTTTTTACAGGATTTGTCCAATTAGTTCCGCCCACACCTTGTGGTAGGGTAACATCAAATGAAGAAAGATTTAGTGGATTTGCAAGTTTTGCAGCTGTAATTCCACCATCCGCAATGGCAGTAAGTTTAATTCTCGTTAATGGCATTCTCTTTGTTTCCCTTCAGTAATTTTTGTAGGTCGGCAGTACTTCCAACATATAATGCGTTTGTAACACTTCTTGGTCCAGTATTTGATTCTGATTTTACACTTTTCATTTTTTCTTGTAGAACCATCAATTTGTCTGTTACATCAGCAACATTTTTAATCAGATTTCCTGCAACTTCATATGCTCTTGGTTGGTCGGATTCTCTTGCAATATTTAGTATTCCTTCAATTGCATCCTGTCCACGTTCTACCAATGTATAAAGATTCTCTCTTTGATATTTATAATCATTATTTATGTCTTCTTCATTTATTTTTGTTTTGGGAACAGATGGTGGAGTGACAACAGCTGTTGCAGTTTCTACAACATCAGCAATTCCAAGAACTTCATCAAGAGTATCCAGTGTTTTATTCATCTTGACCTGTTGTTGGGTTGTAGGTTTTTGCATCTTCAAAATACGATGTTGTTTCGTTAAATCCAAAATCATCATCAAACGATGCGGTTACCGGATCAGGTGTAGCAGAATATCTTTGTTCTCTGGCCACAGCAACATCTGGTGTATTTGTGTATTGATCCACCTGAACTGCTTTGATAACTTTCTGAGAACTTACTGGTCCATACAAGAAAAACTTGACATTAAAGTTTAATGTGTATATAATTGCTCGTCTGGCAGTAAATTCGCCTTCATAATTGTCTTCATAACTAATGCTGTTCAGCACAATTGGAACATCACGAATAATATCAAGTTCTGGTCTTTCTCTTAGTGTGACAGTATATTCTGGTTGAAAGAAAGGCAAGATTTGTTCCACAATCTGTAGTGCATCATCAGAATTTTTTGCCATCACATACAATTCAAATGCCAAGTTATAAGGAACAGGCATGTATGAAGATGCTAATGCTGAATTAGTATCTGCCTTCTTTTTTACCTTAATGGCACGATTCAGTTTTCTTGTAGAATCATATTCTAGTGTTTGAATTTCAAATCCGATTCTAGGAAGTGTGATTGCAACAGCCTTTGTCTGATTAGCATTTTGGGATAAAAGTGTAAGCCATTTTTGTTTTGGACCATATGCCAATGGAACTTTCATCTTTTGCGTAATCTGTCCTGCTGAATTTGTGCGAGTCAAAAATATGTTATTAAAAAGCGAACCAAATGCTACAACAATATCTTTGGTTGTAGCATGATAAAAATGATCTCCAATCATGTTATGTCTCCAAATGGATTACTTTCACTAAAATCTAGAACGGTGTTATTGAATGTGTCAAAAATATCATTCTGTGCTTTAGTATCTTTTGTTTCAATAGTATAATCTTCATTCAACAAATAATTTGTTCCTTCACCTTCTTGTAGAACTGATCCTGTACCATCTTCTAGTGTTAATTGATAACTTAAAACATCAAGTGAATAAGTTGTTTCAATATTGTCAATATCAACAATTCCCGTATCAATTTGTGCTGAACTATAATCAAATGATCGGCACTTTAGTTTATAAACAGGAAGATTTTGAACCTGATAGAATGGATCATCATGATCAACAAATGATATTTCAAAAAGATGTTTTGTTCGTGGAAAATAAACTAGGTCTCCTTCATTTGGTCTTGTGCTCACAATCAAATTCTGATCAATTGAAATTAATTGTTCCCAACGTCTTCTGGCTACAACAAAAGTAACTTCATTCTGAATGTCAAGTCCAAACTTGGTCATCAATTCTTTTTCACCATCATATCCTTCAATATTCTCTACATACATTTCAATTAAATATGCATCATTAAATTCGGAAAGAGGATCTTCTCCAAGAATAGTATCTTCATTCACCAGTGTTCTTGGAAGATAAAAAACTTCCTGACCAAATGCTCGAAGCTGTTCAATAATCAGGTCTTCATACAGTCTTTGTTCTGGTATTGTTCCTGTGTCAAAATAAACCGAAGTTGGCATTCTTTATCCTATCATGATTTCAGGTGGAAGTTCGTAAGCCAACTGAATCTGTTCTTCTAGTTTTAATAACTCTTCCTGTGCTTGTTGATAAATTGTTTCACCATTCATGGTCACACCGCCCAACATCTGAACACCATTAAACTTGATCAGATTGCTGCCCCATTGCATTTTGATTAGTTGCGTGGCATATCTTTTTAGATACATGTCATTCCAAATATCTGGAAATGTAGCTGGATCAAGTTTACGAATTGCTTCAATCACAATATATTCACCGTCCACAACATCATTTTGCCAATCCATGTCAATGTACAGGCGATTCTGGTGCTGATTGTGTCGAATCGGTTTTTGACCAATTAAAATACTATCCAGCAAGTCAAGATGCTGCATAGTCATGTCATAATGAATGATGGAAGTTGATGAGAAATCATATAAGTCATTCAATCTCAGCTGATACCGAACATCAAACATGTTGATGTTGCCTTTGTCGCTAAAATTAAATACTTTGATGACTGAAAGAATGGAATCTGGAACAGGAATATAATTTTTTTGTTCTTTCCAAGCAGCAGTAGTTGTACCATCTACATCAGTAACTGTTGCAAGCGTATTGTCGGATCTTGCTCGATCAATATCTGCTTGAGAAACTTGATATTTTAGATAAACTCTTTCGGCACCATCATAATGATACTGAGCAAAATATTGTAGTGCTTGGTCTATTCTGTCTTCAACTTGGTCAGGATCAACATTTATTTCAATAACAGGATGTCCAAGTGCTCGGAGACAATATTTTTTAAATTCTTCTCTTGTGGATGGAACAGGCATAACAACTTTCTTGAAAAAATAAAGTGTTTACCTATATTTATAAGAATAGTTATGTTACAATATTATGGTATAGAATTTATCACAGATACACTATTATCTGTGGATTCAAATAATGTCATAAATTCTTCAATAGTTGTACAAGCATCAATTTGTTCTATGATAGAATCAACGGCAACTCTTACAGATGTTCTATAGGTTGAAATCTCTTCTGGAATAGTCTTTCCAGTTTCTGATTGTCTTGTTACATACCAATCAGTATTTTTGAGTTTTTCGTATGCTGTTGTTTTTGTTCTTTCTATCCATTGGTTTTTGAGTCC